GACCCCCAGTTTAACTGGGGGTTTAATCATGCCTATTCGGCGTACAACTAAAAGAGGACTTCCACATCTCTAGATGTAGAAGTCCCCATATCAAGTTAATGAACGCATATAGTCAGCATATATACATTACCAACTTAATACCTCTAACATTAATTAGAGGATTTCTTCTTTTTCACGGGCACCCAAAAGCGCCAGCATGTGTATCCGTATTCGGATGCAATCATTCGCTTGCCCCAACGGTTTGTATACTCTTTACAGAATATCCACATAAAGGCCTCCCTTCTGGGACTATTGCAAAACCCTCATGTAAATGCTAAAATAAAATAACTTAGTTAATTAGTCTGACCATTTACGTTCAGATTCAAAGTATATAAGCGGCAACTTATACACTTTGGCTACAGCCCCTTGTTTCAACCACTAGGTGGCTGTTTTTTTATTGTGTACATAAATTATTCCTCCTATCTTTTTCTATTTCGTTGCACAGCTGCCGCTTTTTCAGTTACACCATATTTTAATGATATATCTTCCAATGTCATACCTTGTATGCACTCATATGGTGCTAACAATTCTCCAGCAAAAGCATTAGCTTGCCATTCAGGATCCTTGTATGCAGGTATTGCTGTTTCATCTCTAGCAAATTTTATTTTATCAATTGAATGTAAGAGCAAATGACCTAGTTCATGAGCTATAGTTAAGCGGTCACGCCCATAACCTACACAAGCCCGCTCATATACATCTTCACGAATGCGAACTTTATTTTCTTGAGGTATCGTTTCACCATGCTTTGTACCCATCTCATCAATAGTAGCTATTTCAAATTCTACCCCAACTCTTGTTAGAGTATGTTCAAAAATTTTTACTATTTCAACATAATCATCAAAAGGTATATTCAACAAAGTCTTCAACCGTTTGCAAAATTTCCTAATTTGATATATCGAAAGTGGGTCAACAGCTAAACCTGCCATATATCTAATCACCTGCTTTGTTTAAAATAACTTGAATATCTTTTAGTTGTTCATCCGTCAGATTCTCAAACTGTCTAGCCAATGCTAATACCGTTGCTTTTTGTGAGCTAGATGCCTCTTCTAAATTAATGTCTATATTTGTTCTAACATGCGCTTCCGCATTATATAATTCATCCATCTGATGTTTATCTAATTCGTAAATATCAACAATGCTACGCGTCATATTGTTAGGTATTTGGCGCTTACCGTTTTCAATAGATGACAAGTATGCTGATGTCATTTTTAATTTTTCAGCCATATTCTTTAAGAGCTCATCTCTATCTATCCTTATCCGTCTAAGCACCTTTCCATATGTGGTTGCCATTTCATTGTTCCTCCTATAAAACCCAAACAATTAACTTTGTCTTATTATAATCAACTGTTTTGTTAATTATAATCTTTATTTGTTAATTTGTCAATATTTTATTAAACATAGTTCTCATTTTTTAACTTTCATAAAACTTAAAGCCACCGCATCATCTGCAGTGGCTATTATAACCCTCATATAAAAGGAGCAAATATTTATTATTTAAGGGGCAGAAAAGGGGCAAATTATTGTTACAATACGTTACAATTTGTTATTATTCCTTTTCTAAATTGTTAGATAATTACTGCTTGCGCTGCAGTTTGTTATAATGCGTTACAATCTGTTAAACAGTAAATAGAAATGGTGCGGTTGGCGGGACTTGAACCCGCACGAGCGTTAGCTCACCACCCCCTCAAGATGGCGTGGCATTTAAAGTTCACACACAAAACTTATAAATACAGCAATTATCTAGCTCGATTACTAGCGTATCTATTTATATTTCACTATATTTTTATATAATATGATGTCAAAATGATGTCATATATACATTTATATTTCTCGGATAGAATAGTGGAGTCCAAAGAATTTGATAAGCTTCAAAACATTAGATCTACAATATCTCCTTGGGGCAAGAATCAGTAACGATTTATCGCTATTAATGTATACCGCCTTTACATTTTCTTTCCAAACAAATTCAGGGAAATGCTCAGCTAATCCCAAAACTTCCCAAGCCTCTCTGTCAACAGCAAGTATCCCTTGACCTAATTCCCTTTGCATGGAACATATTACGTCCCACGCTTCAGCATAGTTCGACACGGGCACTGGGTCCCTCATAAAATGTGGATTACAATTAAGAATTTTCAGCATTACTCCCACCTCCTATTATTACCCTAATTACACCATATTTTTAGATTGTATGCAATAAATTAAATATAAAAAAAAGACCTTACCAAGTTATATCCTGGTAAGGTCTTTTATATAGTCAATCCATGAGTCCACCTGCTCATGCTCAGGAGATGTATGGATCACCTCTCAGTCATCGACGAATTGCACCTGCCAATCCAAATACACCGCTTACCACGGCCCATGTGTCACGTTGCCGTTTAAGGCGCTGTTCGGTTCGTTTGTTGCGTTTGATTTGTTCTGTCAATTCTTCTAATGAGGTCGAGGCTTCGTTCAATTTCGCTTCTTGCGTTGTCAAGAGATTGGAGGCTTTCGTTAATTCTTGCCCCTGTTTCTCGTTGATTGCTTTGAGCGCGTTCAATTCCTTCGTCCGTTCTTCGTTGATAATCTTCAATTCTGTTAATGCTGTTCCCTGCGTCGCGGTTAAGCTGTTGGCTTGCTGCAATGCTTTCTCGGAGTTGTTGATTGATCTTTCTGCTTTCATCAAGCGCCCTTTGAGTTCGTTCCAACTGCTCACGGGTACGCTGATAGTCGGCTCTTGTGTCGAGGTACCCTCCGATGAGGCTGCATGCGAAATAGATGGAAATAATGCTAAGCACACCACAAATAACACGCTTAAGAGTAAACGCAGATATAACTTTGTTCTTGATAGTTTCATACATGGTAACTCCTTCCTAAATTGTACTACCCCACTGAGCACCCCACCATCGAGCGGTGCCACGTAACCAGTCACCACCACTCCATCGTTCGTCGCCCTCATGGCACACCAAGAGGTCCCATCGGTCAACGTTGGAGTCTGGGCCGTACGTATTATTTGGATAGCCCGTCGGATCTAAATAATAGAGGTCCAAACCGTCCCGATTATCTGCTGCTTCGGCGTGCGTCATCTGATGTTGTAGGTCAAGTGGCACACCTGCATTAATAGTAAGCACCGCCATAATTTGTGTCATAGTGGCCAACTGTTCTTTTGTTGGTGGTTCACTACCTAGGTTATTTTCACTGACTGCATCCCAACACGCTTCAATGGCAATGCCTACAGCGTTACTATTGCGCATATAGGTGTGTTCCTTATAATCGGTTAAGGTCTCTATATCGGTCCACATTGTACCTGCTCGGTCGATGTTGATATGGTAATCTGTGAAGTGCTTACCACCTTTTACCCCTGTCCAATGATAGTACGCCTTTTCAATTTGGCCATAGGCATCTAGCGCTAGGTCTTTTAACTCGTCCATTGTAATTTGTCTAAACATTTATTTCCCCCTCTCGTCATGGTTAATATCATCCTCTAATTGTTGTATGCCAGGTCTGTTCATAGGCAATGTATTTGGTTCCTCAAGCTTATCTGGAATCCCGTTATGGTTCTTATCGATGAACATGCCACACAATCCAACAATGGTCATAAGCACTGATGGTACGAATATATGGTCAATTATAAGAATACCCTTATCGATAAGCTGATTCGCTTCAGGGGATACATACCCCTTAATCGTCGATAGCACATACTGGGCAACGACTAATATCATCGGTACTAGCATAACGAGGACCAATGCCCTCGTTGCTAATACACCTGTTGGTCGTATGCCAGCTATTCGAATGGACTTATATGCCCGCTTAATGCGGTTAATAATCGCTAGCTTATCCATTACCCCTCCATGCCTTTATGATTTCAATCGTATATTGAAATATTTTTCCTATATCAATTAGGTCATCTTCAACCATTTCACGTAGGTTTTCAATAATAGACCAACACTCAGCGAAGAATGGTATCAGCATAAATGCATAAGAGAATATATGGTCTAAGAATAGATTGGTGTTTGGTATTGGGATATCAGGTAATGAAATAAATACAATGGATAGTATCATCCATGCCGGATATTGTATGCATAGTTTCTTTAATAGATCACCTCTAAGGCGCTCACTCATTAAATATCTACGCCGTTCACCGGTAGTTTCATCGATATACCTACCTTTTCCCCATCCATACCAGGTCAATGTTGTTAGTAGTGTAATAGGATTATTAGGCCTGTGATTATCTTTGTTATACCGCAACACTTCTGCAGCAATCCGCTGTATTGTGTCCACAAATAACAATGTAGTGGTTAAAATAATCACTACCCCCATACTGACTATATGTTCATGCGATATACCACTGATGAGCATGATTAAAATATCATTAAGAATATCCATTCACTCCCCCCATGCCCTTATGATTCTTCATCTAAAGCCATTAAATCATTGTGCACGCATCCTTCTGTTGGACATGTACCGTCATCGTTGAGTACCTCCCAGCAGTACTCACAGAATTCCATAACAGGAACTTTGCTATCACCGATATATTTAGGCATATTATTGCACCTCCTTAATTCGTGCGACCATTTCGTTATTCAACTTGATATATTGAGTGCTAATTGCATTAGTAGGTTTTCCCATAAGTAGCAATCTACGTTGCGCTTCTTCTAGCGTTTTGAAGCGGGGTTCATATTCAGCTTTTATAGCGTTAATCTTATCTTCCTTTGTAGGAACATACGGATCAGGCTCAATAAATTTTCCGTTTACATACAATTTACCGCTCATAAATTCATCTAGCATACTGTCACCATCTGCAGAATACACATATTGTGCATTTGGATAATCGTGTTCAGCTTGCGCCATAATATCATCACGGCTCAACGTGTTATCACACAGGGATGTAATACGCTCCCCTTTGTCATTTAAAATAAATACATATTGATTCATAGTAGCATCCTTTCGGAGGTGAAATTATGCGCCGTTACGCCGTTATACTAAAACGTAGACAACGCAATACCATTACATTAAGGCAACTATTTAACGAGTGGTTGCCTATTCACTCACAAGCTATTACTAAGAGTGTCGTTAAGTCTTACCATATTGCTTTTAAACACATATCCAACATAGCGGATATGCCTATCACGGATATTCATTTTCAGCACCTTCAAAATGTGATTAATTCCATGCACGTAAAAGGACTTTCTTACTCATCATGTAAGAAAGTCCGCACGTTACTTAATCAATTATTTAATTACGCAATCATCCAAGATTACCCTATCACTAATTACGCCTCACACTTAAATCTAGGGCCCAATATACCAATGATTAAAAGAAGAGTATTCACTCGCCAACAAATCAACAAATTATGGGCGATAGATAATTCTTATTCCCAAATGATTTTAATGTTGCTCTACACCGGGCTCCGTATCGGCGAGCTACTTAACTTACGTAGGCAAGATATCAATAGACGATCATTATACCTTATTGTGAGACACGCTAAAACAAAAGCTGGTGAAGGGCGTATCATTCCCATCCATCACCGCATCATGCCATTAATTGAGCAATTATACAACGATACAGACAATTATCTATTCACTATCAGCTACACATCATTTCGCAAGCATTTCCATGATATTATGAAACAACTTAACTGCAAGCATACTATCCACGATACCCGACACACATTTGCAAGTCTACTTGATGCGATTGCGCCGCCTAACACGTTACGCGCATTGTTAGGTCATAAACAAGGCGATATCACTACCAGGGTATACACGCACAAAACCATTCGGGAACTACGTAAAACAATAGAATTATTAAAGTAACTCCCCAGTGGGGA